CGCCTAGTAAATCTTTGCAGAGCCATATCTAAAGTATTGGTTGCAACGCCAGATATATCGGCAGCGTATCTAAGTGCAGATAGTGACTCAGTAGTTGTGCCAATTTTAGATGCGGTTTTAGTGAGGGTATCGGTAGCGCGTAAACTAGCGGTTATTAATGCGCCAATACCAGCAGTGCCAACTAGACCGACGATTGCAGTTTTTGCGCTTAATACTGCACCAGCTACTTTTTTAAGGCCAGACGTAGCGCTTTTAAATCCTTTGCTAGTCTTATCTATTGCCGATATTACAATGCGGGTATCTTCAGCCATCTTTTTCGCTCATTAAGTGAAAGTATGCAAACCATTCGTTCATTTCTGAAAGGCTCATTTGCTCCGCTTCATAGATTGGGATATGCAACCTCTCAGCCAAGGCGATGGTATTCATCCTTAACTGAGAGGCCATCAGTTTTTTTCAGCTGTCTCCACGGATTCGATTGTTGCAAACATCTGCTCGGCAATTGAGCTAATCACGGACGTTTCTTCGCCCATCAAGTCAATTCTATCTTCAGCGCTTGTAAACAGCTTGTCGCCACCCTCATCCTCAGACTTTAAAACAATCAGGTCAACCATTGCACCAATAGTTGGCGATTCCATAATTAAAGGGTGTTTTTTCTGTAATTCGTTAATATCGTAGCAGGTGATAGGACGGCAAAACATTTTAAAAGCCTTGCCATCTTTATCCGCCCACTCATCAACGCTAACTTCACGCGCCTTAATGACGCGCCTGTTTCTAAGTTCTTTTGCTAAACCCATTCTAATTTCTCCTGTTAAAGTGGATTATGCTGTAGCTTCTGTAACTGCTCCGTTCACTTGCAGTCCAAAGCTTGCTTCAACCATGCCATCAAAAGCAGCAGTAATTGACTTGCTAGTGACTACGCCATTGCCGGAGTAGTATTTTTCGCCAGTGCCAGTGCCAGTAGGATAGATTTCAAAATCAATTGAAGCTCTGTTATCCAGAACAAGCTGCTGTGCGTCAGAGTCGTCCCAGTAGCACTCAATAGCAACTGTGCTGGCTTCTAAGCCTGCCTTGTAAGTTCGGGCAGTGTCACCCATAACGCTATCTTCGATAGTATCTGCTGCACCGTCTATAGTATAAGAGCGAACCTCACCAACAACGGCGACAGTAGTTCCTGCAACCTGTAGTTTAACAACGCCGCTTGAGCCTGTAGTTGTAGCCATTTTAAATCACCTTTTTTAAGTTGTGCCGCGTGTGTATTGATATACAACGCGAACAGTTAGAATCACACCGCCGACAGGATCAATAGAACCCTCATCGACTTCTACGTTAATGAGCTGAGTATCCAGCGCGTAACCGCCTCTTGTGCGGTCTTGTTCGAGTCCTTCTTCTATGGCCTCGATAATGTTATTTCTTGCCTGATCAATTATACCTGACTTAACAAAGCAAACCATCTCATAGTTAATGGACGCCATGCGCTGCCCCATAGAGCCGCCTAAAGTGCTATCCTCTCTGCTTTCCCCAGCAGTCCTAACAAGTACAGCAGGAAACTGCGCGTTAGATAGTTTTTGAAAGTCAAATGGTTCGCGAGTTGCCATCTTAATTCTTACCGGCTGAATCACACTATCTCGCAGGGTATCAACAATATTTTCTGCAATGCTTTCTCTGACACTCATTTAATAAACCTTTCAAATGCTCTGCTTAATCGCTTTTTTTCGTCTCGGTTAAACCCGAAAAAAGGCCGCGTCTTATTATTTCCAGAGGCTTTTGCAGATTCAGTAGCTTTGCTGAAAAATATCTCAGCTTGCTTGCTGTCAGCTCTGCTTGTGATGCTGCCTAACATTTTGCCAGAATAGAACAGATTAGGTCGCGTATCTCTGCCTTTGTTTGCTCTGAAAACAGCATATTTTTCTGTGTACGGTTTAAACGTCCCGCCCTTATAGCTAACGCCTCTAGCAGTTCGATCAGTAATAATGCTTATACCAATCTGCGCAACTCTAAACAATGCAGACTTATACTTAGCCTGTAACTTTTTGCGCATCTTCTCAGGTATTTTCTGAAAGTCACGCGGCTTTACGTCTAGCTTAACTTGCATTAGCGAACTAACCTGCCTGAGTTAATAGGCTCTTTCTCTTTATCCGTTACAGTGCCATCACCATCAGCATCGTATTCAACGCCATCGCGGAACACTGCTTCTATCTCCTCGCCGTAGCGAGACTTGTAGAAATCAATCATGCCAAGGAATCGGTCATTGTCTACCCAGTTAGTCAACTTAGGTAGAGCGTACTTCCAGAGTACAAGGTAAACACTGCATCGAGTCCACTGGCTGTCTGTTAGCTTGCTAGGCACTAGCTCGCCGCTATAGCCTCGCTTGTCCCACCAATCAGCGCGTATCTTGCGCTCAATGTCTGCCTGCGCTCGTGCGTGCTCATTGTTAAAAGACTCTATGCCGAGATTCAAAATGTCTGGCACCATTGCCATCAGGTCTGCGTCTGTACTAAATGCCATTACCACTTCACCTTGTCTGCCCAGTATGCCGCTGATGCGGTTTTGTCTTTGCGACCTTTCTCGATGTCTTTAGCGAATCGCGCTTTAAAGGATCTGCGCTTTGCCTTGTCAGCTTCGCTTTCGTTTTTTCTTGGTGGCTTATTATCTGCGCCCTGCTGCCCGAACCTTATCAGCCTTACCTTGTCGCCTTGTTTTGCAAGTACGGCATGGCTTTTGTCTGGGTGCTTACTGGTGCGCTTGGGCTTGTTGTACCCTTCAAAGCGTTCGCCTCGGTATGTAATAGCCATCACATCTCCTAAATAAAACCCCACCCCCGATAAAGGGGGCAGGGATTATCGACACTCTTACAGAGCAGAGTCGAAGGTCATCTTAACGCCAAAGCTGTCATCAAGCTCAGCTACGCCATAAGCGGCAGTAGCGTTAAGCTCAAAGGCTCGGAGTGAAGCATCACGCTGTGATTCAATACCGAAGTCGCGCTTCATAGCGATAGCGAGAGCCTCTGGAGCGAATACACAACCGATAGCGTCACCAGAACCATCGACAGTCACGTTAGCTGACTCATAAACGTCAATGCCAGCGATAGTGCCAACATAGCCATTAATCATAGCAGCGTTCTGAGCGTCACCACCGTTCGGGTTAGCGAAGGTGTTAGTCAGGTTAGCTTTGATTTGGTAGGCTTGGAATGGGTGCAGTACAGCAGCCAAGTTACCAGTTACCTTGTTAGCACGCAGAGTAGCCTGTGCCTTAAACAGATCGGCAACAGTAATCTCTTGCGCAGCAGCACCTAGACCAGTGCTAAAGCCAGTGAACAGAGCGATCAAGTCGGTGTCCATCTTAGTAGCGATAGCGTTACCGAGTACAGTGCCAAGCTCAACAGCAGGGTTGCCCGCGCCGAATGCAGCCATGTCAGTAAGAACAACCTGTGCGCCCACTTCGCCAACAGTTACGGAAACTGAGCTAGTAGAAACAGTGGTTGAACTCATGTCAGTGCCTTCAGTTAAGTCGGCAGCAGCGATTGCAGGGTACTTAGGAATCTGAACAGTTTTGCCAGCTTCGTTAGCAATGTTGTACTGAGTAACCAAACCCAACATCAGGGATTGCTCTTCAGCAGTAAAACGTGCCTGCGCGATAATATTCGCAAACAGGTCGTCAAGTGTAGCGCTAGTAGTAGCAGCCATTGTAATATCCTCAAAAAATTAGATTAAAAGTTATTTTTTAGCCTTCATAAGAGCGCGGTAGGCTTCTCGCCCGCCGTCATTCCAATTATCGACCATATCATTAACCGTTGATTGAGGCTTCAACGTAGAGCCACCAGCGTTACCTTGCGAACCTGTCCCGCCTTTACTGGCTCGAACATGATGTGGATTAGCTGTAAGAAATTCGCTTACCATCTCATTGACGGATAGCAAGTCACCGCTGTCATTGTAACGCGGTGTGCCGTTGTTGTCTAACACCTCTACGGTTCCATCTTCTGCAAGCCTAGCGTGTGCCTTTAGCAGTGAAGAAACTTGCTGCGGGTCTACAGCGTTGTTGTTGCTTGCTGCACCTAAAATAGCGCCATCGACTAGGGTTTGCTGTAGCTTGCTCTTATAGGCGTTTATTTCGCTGTCTTTCTTTTCGACGGTCTGTTTGAGGATAGTCTCAAATTCTCCGCGCTCTTTCATCTTGTCCTGCTCGATTTGCTCTTTCTGACTTAGCAGCTGGCGGGCTTCATCAAGGTCAATGCCTGATAGCTGCTTCTCGTACTTGCGCTGTTCTCTTGCTAGACGCTGGGCAACTGCTTTGTCAATGTCAGCCTGCGTGAATGTCTTTTCTTCTGGTGTTTCCACTATGCTTTCTTCTGTGCTTTCCACGATTGTTTCTTCGCTCATGTGACGATGCCTCAATTTGAGTTTGGTGAACCCCGATTTTAGCATATAAACCTTTTTGCTCAAATATCATCTAAAGTGTTTACATTAAGGTTAATATAGTATTTAATGCACCTACATTCAAAAAAACAACAAGGGTTACACGCATGAACATTATTCTTTCACTACAGAGCAGAATCTCTAAAAGACTTGAAGAAACTAAGTCGCCATGCAAAACATATAAGACAATAGCAGCCGCCGAAAAGGTAGCAGCTAAGACAGCGCAGAAAGCAGCCGCTTACTTCGATGTTGAGTATCAGTTCGGCAACAAAGAGCTTGATGATGTAAGGCCGGCTCGATACGTTATTTTTCATATTGCAAAGCTAGACAGATACGGAATAGGGTTTGACCAGACTGAAATTATGAGCAGAAAAGATTTCGCTGGCGGCTATATAGGAATGCTGGCACAAGAAGGTCACTACACTTACTAAACAAACCGCCCCCGAAAGGGGGCTACCCTTGGAGGGGATTATGGATATTTTAAAACCAGCACCGCAGACGCTAGACGAAGCCCACGACCAATACTGTGACGACAATCACCTTGGTAGCTTCGAGATGCTAACCCAGCACGAGTACGACGAAGTCCGTAGGCAAGAGAAAGCCAAAGGCTTGATTATATTTGAGGGCGATTATGTAACGCTGACAGGCGAACCAGAATGGCTCGAAGTTGTAGAGATTGTTATTGTGGACGGCAACCGCGCCAACAATATGTTAAAGCTCTCAGATGGCTATCTAGTGCCAGCACCAGTTGAGCGTTATGTCGACGAAGTGATTTCCAAGAAAGAGTTTATAGCCCTATCCTGATTGCAGCAGTTTCCCCCTTTAGCCCAGCTTATTTAGTGGGCTTTTTTTTCTTCTTCTTTTTACCGTATGCCATTTCTTTTCCTTATGTATCAACGCCATCAGGCACTGGCTGTTCAGTGTATGGAATGCCCCTATCTATAGAATCTAAAATGCGCTCAAACAAAGTATCTGACTGCTGCGATTTTATCCCAGTAATAATAGGCTTCACGCCAAATGTTTCTTGATGCAAAGCGATAACGCCTTGCCAATCTAACACCTCTGACATTACAGAGCCTCCTCTAAAAGTTCATCGAACCTTTTTGCCATTTTTGGAAAGTATTTTTCTACTCTAGGCCATTCGTCTGTGTTCCTCAATGCAAACAGGTTGGCAAATGCCTCTTTTAGTTGCCCATCTTTATTGCCTTTGAAATACTCGGAGCCATGCCCGAACCCGCCATATCTGTCTTGAAACTTGCCAGCCGTCATAGCGTCAACAATATCTGCAAAGTTTCCCAGCTCCTCATTTTTAATTTTCAGCTTGGCAGTCATTCGTCCCCCTATACTTTTTAACTCTACATCATATAGGTCGTCTATAATTTCAGCAGATGCATCTAGCTTCCTATCCTTGTTCACTACACCAAGTGTTCTTTTGTCAGCGTTAAAGGCTTTTTTAAACCCATCATCAGTGGTGCTTATAGCGACCGGGAAAGGATAAGGCGTTCTAAGCTGCTGTAGCTCATAGTCAATGTGATGCCCATATTCATGTCGTGCAACAGAGCCGCCACGCTCTAAAGGGTCGCTCGATAAAACTTTAGTCTTAGCGGAATAGCTGCCTTCAGGGTCGTCAAAATAAGTCTTAGGCTTTGGCAGTTTATTCGAGACAGCTATTTGCCTCGCACTTAATTCTGACAAAGCAAGTGTGTAGTTTGCCCTAGATTCTTCAGGTGTGTTGTTTCCAGACCTAAAGTCAGCATCTTCACCAAACTCAATTCCTTTTGGCGTTTCGGCTTGCTGTACTTCTTCAATATCTTCTTGATCGAACACTGGTCGCCAGTGGTGACGGCAGTTGTATCCGCCTCTAACAATAAAAGGATCACCAGACGACTTGCCCTGCCAGCTACCCGCCCAAGTCTCTTGTATTTCTTCTTCAGTGAATACCTGTCCAGCGTGTTCCACGCAGAATGGTCTGCTGTCCCTAATAACATCGCCATAATACTTCCACTTGGTAGCACCGCTTTCAATACCTATAGCAGTGTTAATAGATGCGTCGAACTGCATCAGGCTGTCTTGTGCCATCTGGGTGGCGTAACGTCTTAGGTTGTTGCCTGCCCTGTCTCTAGCGTACTTAGTGCGTAGCTGCTCGGCTGCTGCTTTGGCTGCCGCAGGTGAACCGTTGTTAGCTATATCAACTAAACGCTGTGCTTCTACATCGTCGCTCTGGATATACACGCCGTTAATTGTCTGGCGTAGGTTCTTAACTGTGTCGTTAAAACTACGGCCTGTCAGGGTTGACTGATAGACCTCGTTGGCTAGGGTGTCCAGATACTCGTTAGCCACTGACTCAAAGCCTTGGAATGATAACCGCTGTAGCTGGTTTATAACCGTAGGGTCGAGCTTGGTGAAGTCTCCATACGTTCCAAGCATATCCTGCGCATCAACTGCGACAGAGCCGTAACCTCTCACAATATCGTCGACCTGCGAAAGGTAAGCATCGTCCATCGCTTCTTTAAGAGCCGGCCTTGCGTTAATAGCCCACTCAGTATCAAAGAGCTTGCCACCCTGCAGGGGAGCGTCAGCCATAACACCTGCTACGCGCTCCTCTAAGGTCACTAGGGCATCGGCTAGGCGTTGCTGATGGGTATCGGCCAGCTTATCCAATATCTCGTCGTACTGGTTATCTGTGGGCATTATTCAGCCTCGTCGTTGAACTGCCCTAATACTTGTGTGCTTTGGTCTATTTCAAGGTGCGACTTTGCCAGCTTCTCATCGTCTAACACTAGGTCAGCAATCTGCTTATCTATCTCTTGCGATAGGGTGACAGACTTAACGCCAGTGGCTCGCATCTGCTGCAAGAAGATTAGCTCTTTATCCATGTCTCGAATGTCAAAGCTATCAGGGTAGAAGATTTCAACGTCAGGGGTCAGGTCTTGATAGTCGCACCAAAGATTCCAGATCTGCTCCTCGGCAAGCTCCAAGATGTCTGCCTTCTCAGACAGCTTTGCGTTAAGCATCTGAAACTCTGTCTGCATTGCTACGCCAGACTGCGTGATTGCCTCTGTGCCGCGTACTGCGCCCATGTGAGACATACGGTTAATGTATTCAATCTTATCGTTAATAGACGCTCTTACGCTGTCCAGATTGGAACCGCTAGGCTGTAGCATATACGGTTTCATCTGCGCGTCCATATCATCGGGCATATTGATAACCGAACCTGCACCTGCACTAGCGTCAGTCTCGTATGACTTAACCAATGTAGGGTGGTTACTAATGCGGATAAGCTGCTCCATCTCGGATAGCTCCTGATAAATAGCTCGCTGCATATAGGCAACATCTGACAGATCGCTAACACCAATGCCGCGCACTACTGAACGCTGCGCAGGTAGGAAAACCGCAGGGATACGGCCTAGAGTATTAGGCTCAGTGCTGATGTGGCTGTCTTGCTGGTTGATGCTTTTGTACAATTTAACATCTTCTTTAGTCCAGATTCGGTAGTAAACAACCTTTTCAGTGTCGCTTATTTCCTCAATAGACTCGCGCACCTTTAGATAGCAAAGCTCGTAACGGCCTGATGGCATACGCTCATATTCCCAGTCGAATACATTCTCAGGGGTGAACATATTCACATAAGGTCTTATGTCCTGCCCTAGCTCCTCAGCCTTGGTACGGGCATTAGATGCTGGCTTGTCCACCATAATCCAGACGTTGCCGTAAACGCCTGCCCAGATGTTAGCTTCACGCATGAAAGCATTAAAGCTGCGACCATCAAGATCAGCGTCTTTCATAAATGGCTCAAGGGCATAGTTACCCGCTGCACTGTTAAAGCTGCGCACTGGTGGCTGTCGCCATAGAAAGCTGCTGTAGATGTGAATAATGTTCTTGCTGTGATTGTCCATCGGAGTCAGGTCGAGTCGTCGGTTGTACTCGTCCTTGTCCTCATTAACGTAGCGCGTCAGGTAAGCGCCGTCCCGGTAATCCTCACCACCCATATAGCTGCGAAGGTAAAACTCCCAGCGGTATTTGTTGTTGTCATATTGCGGGTGCGTGTATTCTAAATCTTTGCTGTATGCCATTAAGTCCACCGTCTAGGTTGTTCAACTATGCGCTCTGTGCGTACTGGGAATAGATATTCTACCAGATAGCCTAACGCGTCATTCATGTGGTCAAAACCATCTTTGTTGGGAATGCTTGTCCCTTCCTTGTAGGTCTGCCGTTCTAATGATTCAATCGTCTGTTTGCATTTAGGGTCTATCAACAACTTCCGCTGACCATCGCTTGATAGTAGCCGAGAGTTGACCGCATTTATTCTATCTCGAACCAGTGCGTGTCTGGTCTTAGCCTTAACCTCAAAACCTGCATTCTGAAGTATGCTTAAATCTGTGCGCCCACCTGCGCTAGTCTTACGTTGCCTAGAGGCAGGGTCGGGGTAGATGATAACACGTTTGTCAGGGTATCGCGCTCGCAATTCTTGCGCCATCTCATCAGTATTGCTGCCCCACATAACCACCTCATCAATCGCCAGAAGTGTGTCATGGTGTCGGACACATACAACCGCACTCATCGGGTCTAAGTTGAAGTCCATTCCAACGTGCAGGGTGTGATGGTCTGCCTCTATTTTACCAACAGATTCCTCACGACTAAATCCGTAATAAATTATCCCGCTGTAGTTTACAAACTGCGCTTCATATTCCTGCTTGAAGGTTCGCTCATCTAGGTCTTGCTGGGCTTGCTCTATCTCTGTCTGCGGTACGTTACCACCTTGGATAGTTGTGTACTGAAAGCTCTGCCAGTCAGCGTCACCATCTAGCCCTTTGCTGTACAGGTCATAGAAATGGTTGCGACCTTTAGGCGTACCGATAAACAGAGCAGAGCCTAGCCGGTCAGACAGTGACGGTCTGATAACCTCATACCATGCTTCTGGGCGCATATCTGCAAACTCATCTAGCACCACAAAGTCTAGCGCTCTACCTCGCAGGTTGTTAGGCTTCTCTGCTCCCTTCAGGCTGATAACGCTTCCATTAATCAGTCGCATAGTCAGACTGCTTTCGTTTGTCTTGGTCAGGTATTCAGGGGGAATGGTCTGAATAAGCATATCCCACGCAATCTCCTTAGCGGAGCCGTAGGTCGGCGCTACATACCAGCAATTCTTATTCTTGCCACTGATAGCGGCTCGCAGTATCTCCCCAGTAGACAGAAAGGTCTTGCCGAATCTACGCCCAGCAACAACAGCACGAAAGCGGCTACTGCTAGTGAATATCTCACTCTGAGGTAGGGTCAGTAACACGGCTGTCTAATATGATATTTATAGGGGGTATCTCTTGAACCTCTGCCTCTGTTTCTTTCCAGCCGCCTTGGGTCTTCAGGTAAAAGATGTTTGCTGTTACGTTGCCGCCCTTAGCCATCTGGATTAGGTTGCTGCCCATGCTTGCGACTTGTTTTACTCTGCCCTTTTTATAAGCCGCAGAAACTTCAGGCTGTCGCTTCTCTATCTCGCGCAAAGTGTTCTCGCATATATCGAAATAGTCAGCCACTTGCGCCTTAGTAAGTACCGCAGACAATGCTTGTAGTTCTATTATCTGCTCTGGCGTTAGCTCAACAGGTGGTCGCCCACCCCCATCGCCTTGGTTGCCTTGTTTCATTTAACCGCCTTCAGCTCGCCTAGGTTAGCATCAGCAAAGTCTGCCTTGCGCCCATTAATATACATATCGTTGAACTTATCGCCTGTAGACTCCATTACAGCTTCTTGCCCTGTGAAGTCTTGCCATCTTTTAACAATCACATCGCAGTATTTAGGGTCTAGCTCCATCATTCTGCAGTCTTTATGATTTTTTTCGCAAGATATTAGCGTAGAGCCTGAGCCTCCGAAACCATCATAAACAACCTTTTTATCAGGTTGGTCTGCCATCGCCATATCTATTAGCTCAACAGGCTTCATGGTTGGGTGTACAGTATTGCGCTGCCTTTTAATCTCCCAGACATCGCCCCTTAAAGTTTTATGCCCGCCAAAATCGCCATAATAAAAAATAATTTCATGCTGCTTAAAATACTTATCTAAATGCTGTGCTGGGTTGACCTTATTCCATACAATCATTGCCTTTGGCTTTCTAGCCATCTGCTCCATAGCTTCTTTGAAAAGATGGGCATATTGCCAGCTACAGCAAACATACATAGTTTCACAACTCATAACTGACTGTATTAAAAAGTCTCTGAAGTCAGCGTCAGGCATTTTGTCGTTTTTTATCTTATCCCTTTTATCGCTTACGCCTTGATAGTCGATATTATATGGCGGGTCAGTAAACACCATATCAGCTTTATTGCCTGCCATTAGCTTATCGACCGCATCTATACTCGTTGAGTCTCCGCACATTAGGCGGTGGTTGCCTAGCACCCAGACATCACCCTCAACAGTTACAGGGTCATCTTCAAGCTCAGGCACTTCATCTTCGTCGGTCAAACCCTCGGCTGGCTCTTCTTCCATAAGCCCTGCAAGCATATCGTCATCAAAGCCCAGCAGGTCAATATCAAAATCTAATTCAGTCAGGCGGTCTATCTCTACCTTCAGCGCATCCAAATCCCAGCCAGCGTTTAAAGCCAACTGGTTATCAGCAATAACGTACGCCTTTCGCTGAGCCTCTGTAAGCCCTTCTAAGGTGATTGTCGGAACCTCGGCAATACCGCATAGCTGTGCAGCTAAAAGCCGTCCATGCCCCGCTATAATGCCGCCCTCGTCATCTATAAGGATTGGGTTGGTAAATCCGAACTCTTTTATGCTTGCTGCTACTTGTTGAACCTGCTCCTGACTGTGCGTTCTTGAATTGTTTACATAGGGGATAAGCTCCCCAGTGGCTTTATATTCAACAGATAACATTAGACCTCAGTGCCAAAGGCAGCGCGTATATTCATTAGGGGGTTTTGAAGCATAACATCATGCTCATCAGGCGGTAAACCGTTTACCTTGCAATCAACCGCATCACACCAGAAACGCAGGGCAGTTATGACAGGTTGTGCGGCTGTAGGGTTATCAATAAGACTTTGAGTAATGCCATCGACCTTAGACAGTAAATCATGCCATCCGTTTTCTTCACATTCGATTATACGGCTTACAATATTTAACTGGTGCATATTAACCTCCGCAGGCTAACAGTTTGGTTGTGCCGTTATTGTAAACGCTGGTTACTTTTTGTGCAATCTAAGGTCTTGGATAGCCACTAGAACAAGGGCTGA